GTCCGTTTGCGAGTTCGCATCGCTGGCAGCGCTCGCGTAGTCCTCATCGGGAGAGAGCATCGTCTGAGGCATATCAGATGAGACGGTGCGAGATTTCGAATCAGCGTGACCGGTCGTTTCGCTTGTCGTGTCCGTCGTCTGATCGCTAGTCGTAATGGAACTGTTCGTCTCCGTCGTCAGTGACGTCGAATCCGTAACCATGTTCGTTGTCAGGAGCGCATTGTCAATAGTGAGCAACGCCTCAGACTTATACAACTGATTGTAGAGCGGCATGATTTCCCGCATCTTGCGATTGAGCGCAAATTTGAATTGACCGATCGTCTCATGCCCAATCTCATACATGAAATAATGGTCAATGATCTTACGGTTCAACGTAGCCCGGTACGCCTCATCGAAAATCGGGTAAGCGTCGTCGCCATCATCCCACAGCGTCGGAACGTGATCCAGAACCTCGCCAAGACGCATCGTGAACGTTCCCATTTATGACTCCATAACTTGCGCCGCGACAGACGCCTCGGCAGCGATAGTGTCCACGTCGACATTCCATTCGACCTTGATATCGAGATCAAACATTTTGTTGATCTTCTCGACAGCCTGACGACGCGCGTTCAAGGACACCTGACGCGCCATGAGAACTTGCGAGTTGTTCGCGGAAACCTCAGACGTGACAAGACGCTCACGCTTGTCTTGGTTGGCGTTGTTGATACCAAGGAACGTCATGCACTCATTCCATTGCTTCGCCTTGACAAGTTGCAGGGTGAGCGGCTGATCCTTGTCGATCCTCATATCGAGAATCTTTGCCTTGTTCTCTAGGATCTCGCCGAGAACGTTTGTTCCGACAATGACCGGCTGACCCTCGCGAATCTGATTGTAAGCGTTCAAGACGCTGTGCTTCTCATTGTCGTCCACGAAAAACACATACGGCGTCCGCATGCTCGCGATGTTGAGTTCAATGGTGCGCTCGATATCCGCCATCTTGGTTGCATAGATCATGGAGATATCGTGATCGGGGATGCGCTGAGCGTTGTTCCAGATCGGCACGCATTCCTTGTTGCTCAGTTGCTTGTTGATCAAACCGTTTTCGCCCATAACAAGAAACGTCGTAGGGTTCCCGTAGTGGTCTTGCATGTTCTGACCGCTGCCACCGAGCGCAAGGAACTGGTCGAAATCCTTGTGCTTGAAGAAAATCGACAAACCCTTATAGTACAGAGTCGTTTCAAGAAATCGCGCGTCGACACTATCCGGCAGATTCTCCCACTTGAAACGGGCGATTGCGAGTTCGATAAACATTCGCAGATACATCCGCTCCAAGAGCGCCATACGCTCACGTGCCGGATTGGGCTTGCGTCGGGTTCGGTTGTTCACAAGGTCACTCCACTCAGGGGCTCGTTGTCGGCCATGTCAATATTGCCAATGTCGGCGGGATCGTTCCAGACCGTCACGCCCTTTTCGAAAATGCCCCTAAGCGTCTGCTTGAACTGCTCAGGACACGTGGACGAACTCAGGTAGGTCTCCGTCAGTTTCCAATACGTAAACTTGCTCATAACCTGATAGTTTGCAGGCATCTGGCCGAACCGGTGAATGGCGTATCCGTACCGGAGCCAATATTCACCAATAGACGCCATGATCGCGGGCTGTAGCGTCTTAAGCCGTGCGTACAAACTCCATTTGTACGTTGCGAGGTTGAACGCGTCTCCACCGATCTGTCCGGCCGTTGTGGGCTGAATCAGTTTCGCGTCCTGAACCTTGGCGTTGATTCCGGCAATGTTGTTTGCATAGTCGCCCTTTGCCGCGAAATTCGCAAAATCGCGGTTGGAGTCTCGCAACATTCCCTGATAGACGTTCGACGCACCGAGCGCGGAATTGCGAGCGTTCGTGCTGATCGCGTTGCGCTGGATATTGTCATTCGACCCAATGGTGTAGTCCGCCGCGCTGTTCGCCATTCCCTGAACCGCGTTGACAGCGCCGTCGATTCCCGTACGACCGGAACCGGCACCATTCATGGCCGCATTGGCCCCGCCCTGCAACGAGCGCCAACCAAGAGTTGCGTTGGCGTTATGCATTTCTGCAAGCGCTTGCTTGTTGGCGATACTCGTCTGAGCGGCGGCATTGTTCATTCCCATTGTCGCTTGGGACGCGGCGAAGTCTGCACCGGTCAGCGCACGTTGCTGTGACCAGTCAGCGGAAGAATGCTGATACGCAATGGCATTTCGGTTCGCTGCCATATACGTCAGATAGCCATTGTTCACAACTGAGAACGTGGGGAGATCGAACAGGCCCGTTTGCATGTTCAGCCATTCGCCGTCAGTCGCGGCCATCTTCCCGGCAGGGGCGTTGTAGCCCAATGGGATAAAGGCGATGCGCGGTGACGGTGGCGCAACGTGCGTCAACTGCTGTACTCGGATATCTGGACGGTTGATGCATTCCGGCTTAAGGATCAGCGGGTTTCCGGAAAACGTGCCAAGTTCCACAACCGAGTACGGGAACGTTAGAAACTTTTTCAGGTTCGCGTATCGCGTTCCAAGCGGGACGGAATTACGGAAGTTCAGCGCAAGCGCGATCTCCATAACGGGAAGGGTCGGAATGTTGCCGGAAAGCCGGTAGACGTCGAATGCGCTGCCCTGCCCCATATCCCATTCGGACGGGAGAGCAACGCCCATGTTCGACAGTTTCGGCATAACCGTTACCGAGATAATGCCCTGAGACACCCACGGTCGGGTGCTCATGTAAACTTGGAAGTTTTCGAAATCCAGCGGTTCGTTGAAGTAGTAGAGAGCGCACCCGTTCGGCAGGCTCTCAAAACGTGACCCCATAGCGCTTTGGAGTTTGGGAGCATCGACGGTTCCCATATCGGGCATGAGTTCGGTCGTTGACGCGACGATAATTCCGTAATCATCTGTGGTCGATCCGTTGCGAAGATCAACGATATCGTATTCCCATGTGTCGGAGACAACGTACTCGTTTCCGATATCCATTCCTTCGGGAACGGTCAGGTAGGATCGGCCATTGTCCGCAAAGTTGTTGGAGTTTGCGATACCGATATGCCCGCGCTCGATGTAACAGTTTCCGAATGTGACGTTTCGGCAGAATGACTGCCACACATCGAGTTGGACAACCAAGCGCGTGTTGTTTGGCGCGATGTATTCCACATCGAGGATGAAATAGTAGAGCGCGCGCCCTCCGTCGATACCGGGCACCGGCTGAGCGGGATTGAACACGCGTAGATAGTTGTACCGATAGACACGGTTGAAAGGCAGATTGATCTGCACGGGCGAACCCGGCTTGGCGTATGTCAGTTTCTCAATCGCGATTGTCGGCCCTGAGTTCGTCTCTAGGTACTCAACCAACGTCGCGTCGGTCGGGAAATACGCAACGTCCCGATAGTCAGAGTTCCATGGAACATTGCACAACATGACCTGAGTGCCCGGTGCCCATGCCGCGTAATTGAAATTGTGCCCAAAGTCGTAATCGCCAGCGGGAGCGGTGAGCGCGTTAACCATGACGCGATATCCTTTATGAGAGCAATAGGGCTTATGTCCGAATATACACGAATGCCCCGGTAAGCGCGAGGCTTACCGGAGCATCCGAGCGGTGGGCTTTGAACTATCCCACGGTCACCGTAACGGTGTATGTCGTGGCGGCACCGGTGCCGGGGTCCACGGAGATAACAACGTCGTAACCGGTTTCCGTCTTGGTCGTGGTCACGTTGGCGTCAGCCGGACCATTCGTCGTGACCAAAACCTTTTTGCTGCTGAGCGTCGTACCGGCAGGCAGCGCGAGCGTGTATGCCGTGTCAGCGGGGTCGACACCGTCCACCGGCACGCCGTCAATGGTGATTCCGGAGAGTTCACCATTGAGCGGCCACGAGTCGAGAACGGTACCGGAGACGGGAACCACGAGCGTTGCCGACTGCGGGTCGAGACGTCCGTTCTCGGGGTCGATCCACGTCGAGGACGCCTTGACCGTGAGAGACGCGGCGGTCTCGTTGCCCGCGACGTGCAGGACGCCGTACGGCGTGATGTACGTCTTGTTGGACGCATTGCCGGTAACGCTCCACGTCACCGACTGCTGAGCCTCATCGGGCTCCACGGTGGCGTGCAGAGCGATCATCTGGCCGCGAACTGCCTCAGTCACAGCGCTCCCGTCGATCTGCTCAATCGTCGGAGCGTTGACCGACGTGACCGGAGTGATCTCGATTGCAGGCGTGTCGTCCTGGCCGGTGTGGAACATGACCGCCGGAACGAATCGCGATGCGCTGATGATCTGCCAGTGGTGCAGAAAGTAGTTGTTGGAAAGGTTCTCGGCGTTCCAGAAAGAGGTGGTCTCCAACTTCTGATCCGCAATGACGAAAAAGTCCCGCGTCGTCATAATCGCCTGACAGCCGTCGATCCGGAACTGATCGGCCGGAATCGGAATCATCCGCGAGTAGACGTTGGCCCGGTCGAGGTTGAACGCACCGGCAAGAGCCTCAACGTCAACAGCCGCCTTGAACTCCGGAGTCACGAACAAAACGAGATCTTCCCGCTTGGTCGCAACCGGCATGTGCGCCGCGTTGTATCGCGTGCTCGGGAACGTGAGGTTTTCCGTCATGGCGCGCATCTTGCGAAGCGCAAGACGCGAGTCCGCCGAATCCGATTCCAGATCGCGAACGTCGGGAATATTAATGTGGAAGAATCCACCATTGGACTCATACTTGCTGAACAGCGAAGTCGTGTACTGGAACTCATCCCAGTTGTCCGACGTCAGCGGAGCCGAAAGCATCTGAGTGATGAATGACGAAAGACCCTGCGGCTCAAGGAAAGCGCGCCGAAGCAGACCCTCATTGATCGTGATCTTGTAATACTCCTGCCGGTTGACCCGGTGGAAGTTCACCTGAACGTCAGGCGTCTCGCGACCCATGAGAGCGCCGGGGTCGGCGTCCCGGTCGGGGTCGTAACCGTGCGCCTTCAGGAGCCCGATCTGGATTTCCTCGATGGTATCGCCGTACTGAAGCACACCCGTCTTGAACTCCGCAAGCGGGTTTGTCCACGACATATTGCGCGCATGGACCTTACCGATCCGGTTGATGAGTCCGTCAAGAAACTCGTTGAACAGGGGCCGGTGCTCATCGAGCCGTCGAACCGTGTCCGTGATACCGGCGTCCGTCGCGGACGGCACGCGGTGCTGATAGTCGAGGGAGGACCCATTACGGATCGCATCCATGATGGCGGCATTGTCCTTGACGACAAGCGGCCTGATTTCCTTAGCCATGTGGGATATTCCTATTCGCCGAATAGATCGTCAATGGTGATTGTCGACGGATCGTCGTCACCTGAGTTGTTGTCGCCGTCCTCGCCATTGGTCGACTGACCAACGGGAGCGCCGGACTGTA